CTTGACAGCAGACCAGAGCTCATCTGATACCCGGATGGTGCGGGTTGGGGTCTTAGGTGCGTTCGGCATAGTGGTATAAGTTTAGACCGAAATGTTCTCCAAAAAAGCCCTAAGTGTTCCCACAGTTAAATTCACCCCACCGGCTTCATTGATACCTTCACCGTCAATAATGGCATTGGCTACAGACATCTTCTGTACTAACATAGCATGCTGTCGTTCTTCAATAGAACCTTCCATGAGAAAGTCCTGAATAACTATTGACGGCCATGTACTAGACGCTCTACGAATGCGCCCATTACGCTGGAGTGCGAGGCCCGCATTCCACGGGAGATCATAGTTAATGAGTAGATTAGCCTGAGGAAGATCCACGCCATAGCCACCGGCATCACTAGAGACAAGAATACGACAATCTGGATCAGTTTGAAACCAGACCTTAGATTCTTCTTTTTGTTTTGCATCCATCTCTCCAGTATATTTTGCTGACATATACCCTAAGTGCTCCATGATAAGCCAGACCATATGTACATAGCTTGTAAAGATGACAACTTTGTTATCATCATTTTGATTTAAGAAGTCATCTACATATTGTTTGAGTGCAGCTAGCTTAGGGAACTTTGTAACTTTATCTAACAATCCAGCTTCCTTAAGCTGTCCTACATAACCGGATGTAGTGCTGGACTCCATTAGGAGGTCAGGGTGATCGCACAACATTCTAAGCGCTGTTAGCTTAGACATGACCTTGCCCTTTAGGGCATCCATAACATCGTTAGTCTTCTCACCGGTGTAATGAGAGAATAGATCAAAAGATGTGCCAAAAGAATCTACAGCCTCATCCAAATCGTTAAGAAGTTCCCGGGCGATATGCTTATACAGCTTAGCTCCGGCACTATCAAAACCTACAAGAACAGGCTCAGCAAAGATGGTATCGGGTAGATATGGAGCTACATCAGGGTCTTGTTGACGCTTTCGTACTGACGCTGTGGCCATAGTCTTGCTAAGGGTTGCTAAGTTCCTGTAACGCTCTACCCCACCAAATTGATTGCGAACAATAAAGGTCTTATCAAATAGATCAAAGCGACCAAGAACCTTGCTATCTACAAACTGCATGATGCTATAGAGCTCTTCCGGCTTACCGTTCTCAATAGGAGTTCCGGTAAGGGCAAACTTAACTGGGCTCTTTATATCTTTTACGTGCTTGGAACGCTTAGACTTAAAAGACTTAATAGCTGTTGCCTCATCGCAGATAACAAATCCACGGGATAGTAGGGAGACATAATCCCAGTCATTTACAATCTGCTCATAGTTTAGGATAACGTAATCAACACCAATGCCACTAATAGCTTCAGCGTATTGCTTTGCTCTTTGTGACCTACTTCCATCAATAACTAAAGGAATAGCAGCTCCCCCGGTAAACTTTTTAATCTGCTCAGCCCACTGATACTTCAATGAAGATAAGCAGATTACTATTCCTGCGTCCTGGATCTCTCCAAGATCTTTAAGCTTTTCAATAGCAGCAATTGTCAGGACAGTTTTACCCAGGCCAAGGTCGTAGGCCACAAGCATCTTCTTGCGATCTACCATGGCCTCTACGGCCTCAACCTGATACGGTAAAAGTGTTCCTGTAAAACTCATACCAATTGCTCAGCTTTCTTTTGTTTTCTTTCTAGATACTTTTCTTTACGACAAGTAGTACAGTACTTTATTAATGTTCCTGCCTTAGAAGGTTTTTCTACATCGTACTCATGCCCTCTAGGACAAAGAGAAAGGTCTGTGTTGTATACCCTTGAAATACCTCTACGAATATTTTCTTTCTTAGATACTTCTTCAAGGTGATCTGGATTAACACAGGTCTTTACTCTACACAGATGATCTATTTGAGTGTTATCACCAAGCTTTTGTTTAAGTACTGCATAGGCCATACGGTGTACTAGATACAACTTGCGATTGATAGCATACCTACCATAACCATCCCAAAGAGACCCTTTCCATAACCAGCAAGAGTCCGTCTTCTCAATCTTATTCCAAAATCTATCTGGAAGTTCTTCAATTGAGTTATAGTCTAAAGAGTTATCAGCCATTAGATCCTCGCCATCAAAGTAGTCTTTACTGCAAACTCCAGATCTTCTAGAGTTGAGTTATTATGGATATAAGCATCAAAATCCCAATCATCTAAATCATGTTCTGAGATATGATTGTTTACTGCATCTACCCCTGTACGTTCTACACGCCATATATAAGTATCAGTCAACATCTTAAGAGTAACAGCTTCGTTTTGAAAACGAACATCTGTAACAACATAGTGTTGATCTACGTCACCCATCTGCCTTAATGCAGCTGCAACCCAGATATCTGTATCAACTACATCTCGTGCGCCTTTACCAAGGTCTTGTAATAAACGTCGTACTTCTGGGAACCTAGTCTTAGCGGCATCCCAGCCGTAGGCATTTACAACGCCCTGAAGATGAAACCCATCTGCTAGCATAGGGTTCATCTCCCATAAAAGATTACGGATAGGGTCTGCAAAAGCAACACGCCCAAACCCATGCCTCTCTACTAAGTATTTAGCTACAGTGTCTTTACCTGACTGAGCATATCCTGATAAACCAATAATCATACAAAAGCCCTCTCTCCAAAGACTGAATGTTTAGCCTTATCCACTCCTAGTATAACCTCATCTACCCCCATATCGCCAATATCTTTGGCATCTGTGGTGTAGTTAAAGAACTTACACTCCAACCCATTTTCTTTTAGCTTTGCTAACATCTCTTTAGATGCCTTCAATCCAGCTGCGTCTACCTTTGGATTATCAAAGGCAACGATTAAACTATCAGCAGACCGCATAAGGTTTAACTGATCCTTGCTGAAGGATGCGCCGTAAGTTGCAACGCCTCCTTCTATTCCCAATGACCATAGCTTTACGCAATCAAGCGGGGACTCAACTATGATCATAGGGCCGCCCTTATATTGACCGAAGCCAAAGAGAGTTTGAGACTTCTTAACTCCTGTAGGACGGTTACGAAACAGCCGGGTCTTCTGACCCTTCTCCTGCCAGCCCATAAGCTTGCCTGAATAGGGGTCACGTATAGGAAGAACCCAGGCGTCTTGTCTTGTATCCCAAACTACTCCGTAGGCATCAACGGCCTCCGTAGACAATCCTCGGGCTTCTAAAGCCCATTGTGGAGGAGATGTGTAGACTGCTAAACGGGCTTCTGACATCTCAAGTACACGGGGAATTGGGACATAAGAGTTCTTAGCCTCCTCAAGCTGCTTTACCAACAGCTCAAAGTTGACCTCAATATTTTGTCGTAGCCAATCCTTAGCAGCGTCAAAATCAAGACGGCCCCACTGAGTCTCAAACTCATTGATCTCAGCTACAAGCGTAAAGAGGTTGCCCTTATACCCGCAAGAAAAGCAGTGGTGCACACCGGTCTCTACATTAACAGACCAAGACGGATTAGAGTCTTGACGACCGGTACGCTCCAAGTGCATTGGGCATAGGCCGATAAGCTCATCGCCTCGCTGGGATACCTCAATACCCATACGAAGCAAAGCTGTTTCTACATCGCCCTCACGATACATACTTACCTACTTACATTCGTTACAATAGTTAGCGGTCCTTACATTGCCATACGCTGTTCTATACATACGGCCACAATGAGAGCAAAGTACGTCTACTCCAGCTTTTTTGTTTTCCTTACGGGCATAAGGTGAGCCTTGAGTTAACCAAATCCACATTATAAACATGCCCGAAAAGAAACCTAGGTATCCTACAAACATAACCATTAGTCATCCAATCCGATATTTACTCCAGGCATTGGGGCGGTAGCTAATGTGCCACACTCAATGCATTCCATAGCTTCAAAGTACGCTGCGACGTATCCTTCCTCATCCCAGCTAACCTTTAAGTTCCATACATAACATCCACAGGGACAGACCATTGTTGGAAAGTCCCCACGAATATCCATAGCCTGCGTGTAGTCAGGCTTTACATCAATGATGTTTTTAATTTCTTTAACCTCTTCCGGTCCCTCGGAGTTGTTCCTCCCCATATACCGTCTAAGTTTGAGGATTGCATTGCGTAGTCTAAACATTTTTCCCTAATCCAACAATCGTTACAAATTGCTTTGGCCTTGTTGACCGCTTCTAGATCTGTATAGAATTCTGGAAAGAATAGATTTGGATCTTCCTCTACGCAGAGTTGTGTGCCGTTAAAGATACTAGATTTGCTGCCCAAAACTTCCGTACTCCTCAAATCGTCCACCCTCCCAATCCCAAAGTAGGTCGCTGCTTGCTGGGCCAGAGTTACGGCTAGCTACAATACGAAGTTCACGGGATGAGTCATCATCTTCATCTTGCTTCTGTAGACCCAAAATAACATCTGAGTCCTGGAAGAATGAGGATGAGTAACCAATAGAGTCGGCACTGACTTGGCGCTTCTTCATCTTCCAAAGAAGTACCTGAGTAGATACAACCAACGGAATCTCATAGCGCTGCGCTAGACGCTTTAAGTCACGAGTAATGGATGTCAAAGCCTGTGGAGTACCAGCCTCACCAGACCTCTCATCAATCATAAGATAGACACCATCTACAAAAACAATCTCCGGCCTGATCTTCTCAATCTTTGCCTGAAGACCTGAGACTGTCATAGCAGAAGCAGAATCTGTTAGATAGAACTTTTGCATGTTTTCCATGCGCTTCAAAGATTCTTTATAACGCTTCTCTTCATCAAGGTTAAGCTTTCCACGTGTGAGACGTGAGTGTGCAATGTTGGCACGCATAGCATCATGACGATGTTGCTGCTCAACGTTAGTCATTTCAAATGACTGGAACATAGGAACATGCCCACGCTCATGAACGTTTACAGCAATCTGCATAGCAAGAACAGACTTACCTGTCTTAGGTGGGGCAATGATCGTGATCAACTGACCGGCCTGTAGCCCAGCAGTCGCCTCATCAATAGTGCGGAAGCCTGTTGGGTATCCAAGTAGACCACCATCACGTGTCTTAACATCAAGGTACTCTTGATAACGCTGTTCAGGATTATCAGTCAAATCAAGATCAGAGCTTTGAGAGACACCCTCTTCGTATAGCTGAGCAACACCCTTAGACATCTCAACGATAGCAGCGCTGTGATCGCCTGCAGCAATATAATCTGCAGCGTTCTGAACAATCTCAATAGCATGCTGGCGCTTGCGGTAATCAATCAGCTGGTCTACTAGGTACTCTAATGAGTCCTCAACAGCAAGTAGGCGGTAAGTAGGAAAGTTATCCTTTACCGTTACTGCAGTAGGAACCTCTTCGTACTTAGTCCAGTGCTGACGGATAAACTTCCACACAGCCTTGTTCTCTGCAACAAAGAACCAATCATCTTCAATACCAGCTTCCATAGCCGGTACGATCTCCCTAGAGTAAACTACTTTAGAGATCAGCCTCTCTTCATTATCTGCCGCCATTTGCTTGCCCCAAATCCATATACCAATGCCCATAACGCAAACCACGTTCGGGTATATCAATTACATGCTTAACTTCTGGCCTATAAGGTAGTTCTGCCACGAGGTCTGCCACAACGTAATACGCTGTCGCATAGTTAAATGGATTAGTCCCTAGATTATCTAGGTCCTCAAGTACCTCATCCATCTCTTGCTGTGTGTAATCGAAACCTACAAGTTCTAACGAGTACTCATAGGTATCCCTAAATCTCCAAAAGGTTGCTAGCGCTAACCGATTGTAGGAAACTTCTTCTTCGGGTATCGTAATCCCGAATACTTTTTTAAGAGACGGGCGACGATCTATAATGCAGTCAAGAGTTACTATAACTCTCTTGGGAACTTCATTTGAAATATCGCCCCCACGCATAGTTAAAGTACTTCTACTCTGCCATACTTACAAAGAAACTTTCTGAACTCTGATGGATCTGTTCTAGCCACTTCACTCTCTTCTGGTGTTGCAGCTTTAGAAACTTCTACTGGGTACACCCCATTGTTATCCATCATGCGACTCTGTACAAACTTTGTGTGTTTGCACATAGACCTAGAAGAATAACCGGGACAGTTGCAACGCAACCTTGCGCTCTGTATATTGATCTCTACCTCGTGTACTCCAGTATCAGAGAGGAAGATCTGGGTTGCTTGCCATTCGCTCAATGTCTTATCCATTCTTTCTGCGATCCCCTCCAGGTGCTTTTACTAAGACCAATCCAAAAGCTTCGTTGATGAAGCTCTCCATTGGATCACCGTACTTGTTCCACTCTTCTATCGCAGTGTTTGATGTCACTAGCGTAGGTAGTCCTCGGTTGAACCTTGCACGAAGCAACTCGTCCAGAACATTTTCAGCCCACTGGCTCTGTGTTCGGTACTCCTTGCCCACATCATCCAATACAAGTACATCCAAATTCAGTGTACCCGCATTGCCATAGATCCTGTCAAGTTTGAGCTGGTTCTCCATCTTGTCATCATCATCTGACCAGCTAGCCTTCTTGAGCCGTAGGAAGCTTGGGTAGTCTATAAACTCCCCCACCGGTTTTCTTAGATCTCCCGGCATAGTCTTAATTAGCTCTTGAAGGGCTACAGAGGCCAGTGTGGTCTTGCCATGACCTGGAGACCCTATGTATAGGAGTCCGAGGCCTGAGAGGCGGCTTCCAGGGCTTCTAATGACCCCTCCAGCTTGGACTGTACTGACCCACTCCATAGTTGCCTTTTTAGCCGGGGTATCCTCAAGATCTGAGAACTCCATCCCCATTGACTTGAATGGTACTCCTGAGTTCATGATCTGTTTACGGATACTCGGACCTAACGTATCAAGCTTGATCATTTACTCTCCTCCAAGTAGCCTTAGTAACTTCTCCTGTTGTGCAAGTGCTTCCGGTGTTTCATAGTCCACCGACTTCTTTGCAACGATTCCGTGAACCGATGGGTAGAACGCAAAGAAGCGTTGGTAGAGCGGCTTACCGATTCCAGCATCTCGGATGAGACGGCTATCGTTAAAGAACATTCTGATAGCCTTTAGAATCTGTACACGCTGTACGCCTTCGCCTACCTGCTTGTTAATCCAGCCTGCAAGACGTACGTTGTTAACTTGGCTAGGTACATTGGGAACCTTCTCGTGACAGAGCTGGTAGAACTCCGCAACCAAATCGCCTGTACTCCAGAGTTCCTCTGGTGAGTCGTGGCGGTTACGTCCAGCTTTCTCAGTCTTAGTAAGCTTGTACTTGGCGTTTAGGCGAGTCTGACGATCATCAACCTGACCTACTGCTCCTGGGGCTGCCTCAATTTCTTCTGCTGCTCTAACACGAGCAGGCTTTACCTGAGGTTCTTCCCCATCAAGATTCCAAGGCATCTTCTCTCCCTCCCGAGCTTGCTCGGGTATAGATAATAATCCGTTAGGATTATTATCTATATTAGTACTAGTAGTGTTATCACTAATAGATATATAGTTATCAATATATAGGTGCCCTGACTTTCCCTGACCTGAAAACCCGTTGTCGGTAGGAATAAGCTTTAAGGCCTCTTCTGTAAATTTAAGCTGAGATACCCACTGGCCGTTGTTCTGCATACGGACAGAGCGGATGTACTTTGCTTCCTTCAACTCGTTAATGGCAGTCTGAAGAGCGTCACGGCCCTCCATGACTTCATTAGATGCTTTTAGCTCATCTGCGGAGATCACACGACCCTTTGCCTCAAAAACGGTAAAGAGTGCACGAGCTCTCAAAGAAAGCTTTGAATTTAAACTTGGATGAATCATATTACCCTCCTGCTTTTAGTTTAGCGCCTAGGGATACGGTTTGGCAAACCACGGGCAGTTCTTGGGTTTACCCCGGTGAAAAGCTGCTCAACTAGGTATGACAAAGTTAGCCCCACAAAAGTGGCAGCCAATGTGTAAACAGTTAGATACTTAAGTCGGGTATCCAGGTTTAGACAGAATAGAGTAGAAAGTACAAGGGATGCAAGTCCCCTCCACTTTCCTAGATTAAAGATTAGACCTTCTACCGCCGTTAAAATACAGGCGGTAGCAAGTCCGGCAATTAATATAGTGGTCATGCCATCAGTTTACTGGCGGAAAACACACCTGTCAATTCCGAAGCTTTGACCGATGCTTGGAGTAGTTGGGGTACACGTTACGGTGTAGATGACATATGCCGCATTAAGTGTTGTGGCAGATGAGAATGTGTTGCCAAGATATGCCCAACGGTTAGTCTGTGTAACAGCTGCGCTAACAGTTCTTGTTCCTATTGCTGCAGGAATTAGATTGTTG